GGGCTGGCTGCTGGAAGGCGCTTCTGGCATCGAAGAGCCGCAGACCTATGTTTCCACCGGCACGACAACCAGCACATCGGGGACGGTCGGGTTCAACGTCACTCATCGTGGCTCAAGCGGCGGCACGGCCACCGTCCAAGGCGTCGTTGCCGCGCTCGTGATGGAGGCTTGATATGCAGTTCACCATCTATCACGCGGATGGCTCATGGTCAGGAACCTTCACGACATCCGGCGACCTCGATCTGATGATGATCCCGGAAGGCGGGCATTGGGCGGAAGGCCATCACGACCGCTTCTCGCGCTATGTCGATGGTCAGGTCGTGTCGTTCACGCAATCTGAAATCGACGCGACCGAGATCGCCGAGGCGTGGCCGGAATTGCGTCGGGAGCGCAATCGTCGTCTATCTGCCTGCGACTGGACACAAGTGCCTGATGCCCCTGTAGATCGCGCTGCATGGGCCACCTATCGCCAAGCGCTCCGTGATCTGCCTGCCAAGACAGAAGACCCTCGTAATCCTCAATGGCCTACGCCCCCACAATAGGAGATGACATGGCAAGTAGAGTAGCAAAGAACACGATACTAGCTGCTGTCCTAGTTTCCGTTGTAGGGGGCTTTGAGGGCCTCAGGACAGTGGCTTACCTAGACCCTGTAGGCATTCCGACTGTCTGCTTTGGTGAGACCAAAGGGGTTAAACTCGGAGATCGATACACCAAGGCTGAATGTAAGGACATGCTCAAGGAAAGTCTCATAGAGCATGAGGTGGGCATGAGGCAGTGTCTTCGTCGCCCTGATGATCTTCCTGACCTGACCTATGGGGCCTTTCTGTCGTTCACCTACAACGTAGGAGTGGGTAGCTTCTGTCGCTCTACTCTTGCCCGTAAGGCCAATGCAAATGATCTCGTAGGGGCCTGTAATGAACTCCCAAGATGGACAAAGGCTAGGGGCATTACCCTTCCCGGTCTAGTCACTCGTAGGGAAGAAGAAAAAGCTATGTGTCTCTCTGGCCTTGGTAGGAGGGTCTAATGTGGATACTCAAACTTGTTGGATTAAAACCGATGCTCATTGTGGCGGCTGTTTTGGGTGTTATCTCGATTTCCTTCATAATGATCCAGTATGGAAAAAATATAGCAACAAGAGATTTGACGATAGAGCAACAACAGAATTACATAGACACAACGAAGAGGATAGACAATGCAATACGCAAAATCCCTCCTAGCACTATCTCTAATGCTGATCGTGAGTGGTTGCGCCAGCGTCAGTCCTCTCAAGCAAAATAGTGCAGTCTGTGATGGACTGAGGCCCTTGGTAAGCGACCATGTAGACGCTTTAATTGTAGATGGTGGTCCGCGTTCTCTCTCGACAGGAAGGCGGCTTGTAGTAGGTTATGATGCAGGCTGTGAGGAAGACTAATGGACTACTTGGATTACATTGTTTCAGGTGTTATAGCAACGGTGTTTAGTGCAATGGCATGGCTCGTAAGGACGGTCTTGACTAATCAAAAGCAACTACAACTCCTCCAAGCAGAGATACATGCTAGGGAAGAACGTAGGGAAGAAGACCGACAAGCTATGCAAGAGATCAGGGATGACATCAAGGAAATCAAACGAGACATCCTAGACATCTACAAAGATCACAAATAAAAAGACCCCCCTCAGGTTGAATGCCTGAAGGGGGTTTTCTTTTTAGCTGTCGTTGCCCTCGGTTTCGATCTCGAAGATCAACCGATCAAGATACCAACGCGCTTTCTTGAGGTCTTCGATAGGTTTGTTTTTTAGTCTAAACCTATGCAGATACTTCTTGCAGTTACCTTCAAGGTATCCAAGGTAGCCATGCCAAGACAGGTTATCCTTGAGATATTCGATACACTCGATATTGCCCGAAGAATAGTGGCTAGGGCTATTCACCATATCAGTCACAGACCTTCTCCTTCGAAAGCTATGATCCACTGTTTACAGATTTCACTGCGGACGATATCTTCTACAGCAAATTCTATCACAGGGATGTTCATGTGATACTTCTTGGCTAGGTGGATGATCTTCGATAGACCAGACTGTTGATTTATGTCAGATTGTTTGATGTCACCATTGATGACTACCTTAGACCCTTCACCAATCCTTGTCAGGAACATCTTGATCTCAGGAATGGTCGTGTTCTGAGCCTCATCCAAGATGATGAAGCTGTCCTTGAACGACCGTCCCCTCATAGTAGATAGTGGTGCCATCTCGATATTTCCATTCTTGATGGCGGTATCCACTACACCTTTTCCCAACTGTTGCACCAATACCTCAAGAACAGGAGCAGCCCAAGGTGTGAACTTCTCGTTCAGATCACCGGGGAAATAGCCAAGGTCTTTTCCTACAGAGACGTTAGGTCTTGTGAGGATGATCTTGTCGATCTCCTTCATAGCATACATGTTGGCAGCGATTGTAGCGGCTATGTAGGTCTTTCCTGTTCCTGAGTATCCACACACGATCACTTGGTCAGAGGTCCGTATAGCGTCAATATAGAGCCTCTGATGGTCATTGAGTGGGACAAGGGAGACAACGCTGGCTTTACCCTCTACGTCAGCCCCCTTGTATTTGGTTTGTCGTCTAGTCCTCTTAGGCTTCTCCTCGATCATCGTCCTTGCCCACGATACATCTTTCGAGTGTCCTTCTTATTGGTGCTAGACCTCTTGTGTGAGGATTTGATGTTGGTCTGAGAAGTCCTCTTATGCTTGGGTGAGGGCTTCCAAGTCATAGTGCCGATAGCTTTACTCATGTCAGGTCCACGATCTCACAACTTCCACCAACACAAGCAAAGGTGCTGGTTCCTTTCGATGTATCTTCTTTCTCATAGTCCGATAGTTTGGACCAGTCGATCTTCTCAGGCATTACAGACAACAGTATCTCATAGTCACTTTTGCTGCACTCCTGATAAGGTGCTTGCTTGTAGGTATGATCCGAATGGGGAAGGAAGGACACCCCAGACATCTCATCAAAGTGGTTATACACAAACGCACCCACAGACACCCATTCATGGTCACGAACAGTAACAGTGATAGAAGGCTTGTGTTCACACCAGTGTCGCTGATAGATCAGCCAAGTCTCTAGTTGCTCAATAGCACTCATGTCGTTACGAGTGATAGCGCCCTCTGGAGATTTCTGAGGGAAACTGAACACTGTAGTGCTATCAGGCTTCATTACATCCGGTTCATTCGGGATACCTTGATCCTTCATAAACTGCGTCAGGGGGTCTTTGTTGTCTCCCCTTACCGTCCTGATGTAATACCTTGAATGACGAGCGTGAATACCAGATGCGCTATCAACAAGTTGAGAAACTGTGCCACTTGGCTTGACGCAGGTAATAGCAGTGCTAGCAGGGATACCAAGGCGGTCAGACCACTCCCCGTTAGTATTGCAAGCAATTTGACGTAGATGCTCAAGGGTCTCTCCAAGTTTTGAGTTATTGGTCGTCAGAAGTTGATTGTCCATGATACCAGTCAACGACACACCAAGTAGACGCTCTTCCTCAGTGTTCTTCTGCCAAATCTTACGCAGATAGGGGAAGTGTGTCAGAGTGGATTGGACAGTCCCGAGGATGGTAGCAAGTTTGACTTTACGCTCTAGATCAGCAAGACTGTCTGTGGCCCTCACTACGACCTCGGTAAGGTTGCAGAACTGATAGGGACGAAGGATGATCTCACTACAGGGGTTAGTCCCAAACTCGAAGTTAGGGTTCCTACGACCATTCTTTGCCGCCTGTCGTTTGCTTGCAGGCCGAGAAAAGATACCACGCTCACCACTCTTGCTTTCGATCAGAGCAAGCCATTCACGCATGAAGGTCTCTGCGTCAGGTTTCTCAGTGTAGGCCACAGAGTTGTTAGCCAATGCGCGTTGACCGTTCCCTTCCCACCAATTTCCACTCTTGGCATATCGCATCCGATCATCAGAAAGATTGGAGAGCGAGATCATGGCAGAACGACGAACACCGCCTACAACAACAACCTCACCGATCTTGCACATGATGTCATGGCACTCGATGGAGTTGAGTTTACGACCTTTGGCGTTCTTGAACTTCTCGATGACGAATTTGAACAATTCCTCTAGAGGAGCAGGGCCAGAGGCTCGACCACCGAAGGTCTTGAGTTTGGCACCAGCAGGGCGAATTTTCGACACATCCCATGTAGGAATCTCTCCTGCATAGAGCATGGCGATCAGCTTACGCAGAGCCTTAGCCCAACCCTCTTTGCTATCATGCACGACAATGACATCTTCACTAGCGAAGAGTTCGTCAGGCACCTCAGGCAGATTGTTGATGTATTGGCGCTCAACAGAGAACCCTACACCAGTCCCACAGAGAAGGATGAACATAGCCTCATCAAAGGACTTAGGATCATCCACAGGCAGATAAGAGCAGTTGTAGCCTGCGGTGTTGTCCCGTTCCAAGGCAGGGCCAGCGGTCATCATGGCTCGCATAGAGGGCATCACCTCAAGATTGAGGATAGCCTCTTCGATCTCTTTGATGACAGAATTGTCGCTGATTTTGTTAGCAACGATGTTTGATGTGAACCGGCTAACAGTTTCAGGCCAAGTCTCACGCCGTCCCTCTTTGTCAAGCCAACGAGCATACCTCGATGTGGCAATGAAGGACTGATAGTCTGTGGGGAGATAGTTGTTCATCGGTCGTCACCGCTTCCTTGCAGTTTGTTGCGTTCTTGTCGGGATTTAAGTTTCTCATAGTTCATCTGAGCAATCTCAGACAGGTCATAGCCAAGGTCTTCTGCGAGATTGGCTACATACCAAAGCACATCACCGAGTTCCTTAGCTACTGCCAGATCATCAAGGTCATGTCCATCACGGATAGATTTCTTGACTTTCTCAGCTACTTCCCCAACCTCACCACACAAACCCAAGGTGGGATAGATGATCTTCTGGCTCTTAGGGTAGATGGCAGTCTTTTTAGCTTGTGCTTGGTAGACATCCATATCGCCCATGAATGCCTCTCGGATCGTCTCAGGGTCAGGTAGTGTCCACTTAGCCATTCTCATCCTCCAAGGTTGAAAGGTCGATATAACCAGTCTCGTCTAGGGCTTCAAGGACTTGCTCTTCTGTCAGGTTGAAGAAGTCCAAGATATATTGGAACCCATACTTGTCTAGCAGTTCTTCGATGTCAGGCATAGAACTTGGTCTCACGAGGTAAATCGCACATATCCTTCTTATCGAAGAGATACCATGCTGCATTGTCTAGTCCACTGGTCTTGCTCCCCTCGATCCACTTTACTCGACCCACAACCTGAATGACTTTCAGGAATTGCATGAAGTAAAGGGATTGTTTGGTGTAGGCCCAATCTGCATCGAACAACAACCAAGTGGGGGCGATCCCTGCAAGATGGTCGATCAGAGGATGAAGCATTATCCTTGACCAAGGTGGGTTAGTGATGATTAGGTCAGGAGCAGGGGGAAACAAGTCCAAGGCATCAGCAGCTACGATATTGCTGTTCAGAGGGTGGATATCTGTAGCCAAGACACATTCTGATCGGGGCCTAGCCTCTTGGATATGGTGGATCAGCCTGCCATCACCAGCACAAGGTTCCCAGAAAGTAAAAACCTCTGGCAGATGTCTAACCAGAGGCTCTACAGCTTTAGGGGGTGTGGGGTAGTAGTCCCTTGCTATTCGTTTGAACTTTTTGGTTCGTTTACTCATTGTCCGTATTCCCGTCTAAGGCTCTCAAGCGAGACAAATTGAGGTTCGTAGACACCATTGGCGATACACCTTTTGATGACGACGCCTTTCCACCAATCTTGATTCGATTGCCCCGCCCAAGCCTCATATCCCCCTTTGTAACAGCCCGCCACCAGTCCGATAATACTATGAGGGTGAGCAGTATCTTTGAAGTAGACACTACGTTTATGGCTATGACCACAAGTAGAAGAATGGTTCCTGTTTTGTAGTAGGGTGTAAGCGTGATGAATGCCACTGACAGGAGAGCCGTAGTTACCAGCACCGAAGTAGTGAGCATATGAAACGCCATCGTAGTCAGCAATGGCGGGGGCGGAATTAGAGTATTCGTGGTATTCGTCGAACCAATGGTCCGTTTGGAGGTGGCTAAACGATATACCGAACCGAGAGCCTTCAACCCTCGGATCATGCGCGATAGCTTTTTTGATCCGATTCTCGTGATTGCCCTCAAAGCCAATACGAAACGGACGCTTCTTCTTCGTGACTTTGTAGCGGCCCCAGAGCCTGTCCATCGCTTCATTGTAGCACTCGATGTCTTTCTGGTAGGATTGTGATACAACAGCCTGAGGATAGCGCGTATCGTAGGTGTTGAGGGACTTCATGTCGGCTCCATCCCCCAAGTCCACCACATAGTCCGGTTTCACATCTTCGATCAACTGAGCCAGCCAATCGAAACGCTCATTTCCCACTGAAGGGTCAGCGTGAGCGCATGTCCAGACAATCGCTGTCTTACCTGTCAATGGAACGTCTCCCCCAGTTCATCTTCGTCAAGGATCAGGAAAGGCTTGGTCTTGTCCTTGAAGAAGTTAACCACTTCTAGGGCCTCATCCAGTGTATCGAAGATGACCTCTTCATCAGTCAGGCGGTTGTTGTCCTCATCCCAAATCTTGCAGACAAGGTAGAAGCCCTCACCATCCTCTTCGATATCCCAATCAGGGTCTTCCTCACACCAGATAGGGCCATACATCACATCATAGATTACGATCATTTTAGGTCTCCTTTCAGTGTGTTAAGATAGTCAGACATAGGCAAGACAACAAGAGGTTCTAGACGATCAGCACGGAAAAAGACAACAGGCTTGTAGTTACCATGTGTCTTGGCTTGATCTAGCCAGCCGTAGACAGTCTTGAAACTCTTGGTCCTCTTGCACTCGATCTGTATGCCACCTAGAGCCTTCCTAGCAGCAGGGGACAGTTGGATGTCCTCTCCTTGTGCCCCCATGCTGGTTGACCTCACATCGTCGGGCTGTAGGTCAGGGAAGGTCTCTAGAATGGCCTTACGGACTTCTTGTTGGAAGGTTCGTCCTTTAGCCTTTGCTGATGCCGGTTTCATGTGATCTCAAACACGTCTGGTTCTTTGTCGATCTTCGTCAGATACACAGGCCCAGAAGAATAAGCAAAGACCCTTACTCCCGGCCAGCAGATACGATTGAAGTTGCAATAGGAGCAGTTGGTATCCAGCTTCATGTTACCGGACTTGCCCATTGGAACCTCATCAAATCCCTTCGGTGGGGGTAGAGGGTCTGAGATGATCTTCTTCTTTCGTGCGATCTCTTCTTCCTTCCTGCTCATTTCCTCGGTGAGATCATAGACCTCAAAGATGATATGACCAAGTGTCTTGTCTGCTACAAGGAACCCAGCTTCTTTCTTGTTGGTTACAAGACTGTCAGACTGAGAGGCCCAAAGATAGGACGAGAGTTGTGAGAGGTATCCAAAAGGGTCGTTTGAACGTAGTCCCCCATTTCGGAATTTGTCCATAGAAAACGAAGAGGCGGATTTGATATCAACCAGCATTCCGTCGATAACGCAATCTCGATGCCCAACAACACCTGAGACTTCCAAGCGGTCTTGACATCCGACAACGGTGTGTCCTGAAGCCTTGGCAAGTCCCAAGAGCAGAGACTCGATAACGTCGCCATATATGAACTTGAACTTAGTGTGGGAAGCCAGTGGAGAACCGTTATCTGGGATATTTGTTGAGTAGTATAGTTGTCTCTCACAAGGAGTTCCAAGCTGAGAAAGGCGCAGTCTACCCCGCTCATTTCCTCTACTTCCGCTGAACTGCCTTTGAAACGAGAGTGCAATATTTGACAAGACCCATTGTTCAATATCATTATCCCACCCTTCGCCAGTAGAGATCGTGTTGTAGATGTCGCTGACGAGAGTATCTGTTGTCTTCATACCGGGGAGCCTTCATGCCAGTAGTCATAGGATTGCTGTAGTGTCTCTTTGATAAGTTTCTCTTTGTGGGCTTCTAGGATTTTGAAGACATCATCTTCGTCGATATCAAGGGCACCTAGCATGAGCATGTATTTGAAGCCCAGTTCGATCAGGACTTGCTTGGCAGCATCATCAACTTCAAACGTGATAAGTCCTGTCTCCTCATCGTAGTTTTCGATACTTACGCTGACTGGCTCTTTGTGTTCCATTTGACCCAAGCCTCCATGAGTGTGTGAGGGATGACAGGTGCAGGAAAAACAACATCAACGACATACATGCTCAAGACTTGCTGGATACCAATAAGATCATTCATCCACTGGTCGAAGTCTTCCATGTCGATATCGTCCAAGACATCACCATCAACTACAGCCTGAGATGCTTTATTGATGAACGACAAGATCGTTTTGTAGTCATCTGAAAGGCGAGCAGCGATCAGGTTGTCTACGAAGTCGGAGTAAAAAAAGTCTTTAGTCAGCCTCATCATTTCAGCTTCATTTATCATCTTCTCTCTCCATCCAGTATCTACAGTAGAAGTTGTCACCATAGTCGTCGATGATCTTCTGTGGATAGCCATTCTCGACCAGCCACTTCTTCGTATCGTCTACATCATTGGGTATAGCCTTGGGAAAGCCATACATCCAACCGAAAGGCGGGTCGACCACTCGTCTCATTTGACTAAAGCCTCCCAGCTTATCGGCCATATCTTCTCCATCACATCGCTGATCTGCTCAGCCACAAGCCGTGTCTCATACTGAGCATCAGGCTTCAGTCTAAGATTGCACATGTCTGCAAAGGCGTCAAGGCTGCCACTCCAATAAAATTCAGTCATGGTGCTTTGAGGCAACACCATTCGTGCTTGCTCGGGTGCCACTCCTGCTTCAAGCATAAGGGAGTAGAGTTGTAAGGTTGAATCTGTGTATGTTTTAGCCCAACCCTTTAAATCAATGAAAAAGGGTTGCCCATCTTTAGTTTCCCTTACTTCATAGAGCATGTCTACAGATTTATCAGAAGAACCCTGCTTCTTGTCAGCACTGCGACCTCTCCACACATCAGGCACATAGAACTCAGGCTCATCATCTACATACCGCCTGCTGATCTCATTCCATCGCAGGAACTTGTGCTTCACCAGTTGCCGTGCAACAAAGATGGGGGCCTTCACATGGAAGGAAGCAAAGCAATGACCGAAGGGGCTATAGTGTTCGTGCTTGGCTAGGTATTGGATCAGCTTTTGATCCTTCTCGTTCAGCACTGCAACAAGATCACCAGAGTAGCCACGAAGTTCTAGCCACTTCCATTCCAGTGCTTCACTCTCTTTGCCAAACGAGACCCGAGCAGCATTAACCACACTGAGGTCACTTCCCATGTGGTTCACATAGGTCACTTCGATCATTGCCATTGTCTCCTAGTATGGACCCCAAGTGATCTTACCGCGATTGTCACGGCACCCTACATTCTCGATATAGGCGTAGCCAACAGCAACCATGAAGTCAGCGAAGAGTTGTAGCATGTTTTCCAGATGAGCATCAGTCTCGAACTCCTTCTGGATAGTAACAATTCGTCGCCCTTCACCATCGTGGTATTCAAGGATGAAACGATCCATCAGAACCACTCCGAGTTGCCAGCAGTCTCATAGACCACATGATCCGTGATACCAATACGCTCAAGGGTCACGATGGTAGCCTTGACACCCTTGTAGATATTGAGACGCACCTTAGCCTTCGTGCCGTTGCCAATCAGGCCGTCTTGGATTGTCCAAGGGGTGATGTAGTCATCAGACTTACCTTGGCCCCCAGCGGCTTTGTAGGCTTCCTGAAAGGTGTTGAAATCGAAGACAAGGGGAGGCCCCATCACCTTACGATCACCAGCCTCATCAAGAAGATATTTGCTCAGGTGAGGACGCTTGGCAGTGTATCGCTTGTAGGTCTTACCCTGATGCTCTCCTTCCTTGAAGGCAGGGAAGGCACCAAACTTCTTGGGCATACCGGCTTCTTCCAGCTTCTTGACGTTCTCTGCATCAAGGAACAGTTCGACCTTATACATGCCATCTGTTTCGCTCAGATCAACATGCTCATTCCCCATGTCCCGGTTCTCAAGGAACACCTTGGGGTAGTAAAGAATAGCATCAACGATGACGCTCTTGGATTTTGCATTAGCCATGTCGGGGCCGCTCCTTTGGTTAGAGAGTGTTATATAGTAACATTCGAGTCCTTGTCAACCCCTAGTGAATCTCAGCATAGGTTGACCCGAATTGTGGTGACACATCCAGTTGGACATTGAGTTTCAGCTTCATATTCGTCTTGGCTATAGCCTGCTTCTGGATATCCATAGCCCATTCTTCCTTACCCTTTTCCACTGGAGAGATCGTCTCATCGTGGAATTGTCCGCAGTTCCGTAGTCCAGCTTTGCGACAGAAGGCAACCCAAGTGTCAAAGCAGAAGACACCAGTGGATTGATTGAGGGTGCTGAACGCATCTTTCTCTGCCCTAAGGTTGTGCCAGAAGCCAGAGACAGGGTTTTGTAGCCACATGTAAGGGCCAGTTATCTTGATCTTCTGTTGCTCAGAGACTTTCTTGATGGCCCAGTTCCTCTTCCAATAGGCTTCGATGAGTTGCTCTGCTTCCTTCTTGGAGATAGACAGAGACCTAGCCAGCTTGGCAGCACCTACACCATAAATACAGGAATAGTTAGCAGCCTTGTATTTCTTCCTGATGTCCTTGAGGCTGATCTCTCCTTTATTGTGTTGGTCGATCTGGTCTTGGGTTACAACACCAGCAAACAGTGCCAGATTAAGATGTGGATCAAAGCCCTCTTGGCTCATCTCCTCGACATACTTAGGGTCTAGCGGCTGCATGTAGTGCCGTTTCGTATTATCTTCTAGGCTGACCATATCGGTGCCTACAAGGACATGGTCGTCATCAGGAGCGATAAGGCATCCCCTGATCTCTTTGCCCCAAGCCTGATGGACACCGGGAAGGTTGACCAGAGGCTTAGAGTGCTTGAAGCGCATGGTATTGGTCAGGCCATTGATCTGAGCCTTGACATAGCCATTCCTCTCGCAGTCTAGGAAAGACTTGAAGATAGCAAGCCTGTGATTAATGACACTGAGACCTTCGAGCAGTTCAATGGCAGGGTCTTTGCTGGACAGTTCCTTGACGCTCTCGCACAGTTCTCCTTCGTCATTGACTTGAGGAATTGCCCTCTCAGTGCCATCGTTCTCTTTGACATACTTGAACGTCTGAGGCTTCCACCCTAGCCCGTAGAGCCAATCCTTGACCTGTTGGGGACTATTGGGATTGCCATCCTCATAGCCTTCCAAGAGGTTGATCGGACCCTTCGTGTCATGCGGTAGCTTGGCTTCGATCAGTTTGTTGAGCCAAGTCTTACCATGAGACGATAGAGACCCATCCTTCTTGAACATGACCTTAGGCTTGTTGTGTTCCTTGTAGACGGGCACCTTAGGCATGGCCCTGATGAGTTCCTGTTCCTTCTCGGTCTTGAGGGCAAGCAGTTCTTCGTAGTGCCCTTGTGCCTTGGCTACATCGAGACGCCAACCGATACGCTCTTGCTCTGCTGCACACTCCATCTTGAACATGAGGTAGTTGAGGAACCTATCGTAATCCGAATCTTCCGGGTATAGAATCCGTAATTTACGCTGTAGGTCATTCCACAACCTGAGGTTGATCTTCACATCTTCTTCGCACCGATGTATATACACCTCGATAGGCTGGTCATTCCAGTCGGAGACCTTGGGTTTAGGGATGCCATAGTCTTCCCCATACCACTCAAGACCATGCCGTTGACGATCAAAGTTGAGATACCACGACAGAGCAAGAGTGTCGACAATCTTGGCACTGACTTTGATATTGAGCAGCTTTTCCACTACAGGGATATCGAAGCGATAGATGTTGTGCCCGATCAGAGTGTCCTGATACAGAAACCATTCCCGCATCTCGTCATAGTCAGTGATGCTCTTGACGCCATCCGAAGTCGAATAGGAGAGAACATGGATACGGGTGGCATCTTCAAGTAGGTTGTCGGTCTCGATATCAAACACGGGCATGTCGGCTCCTCGCTAGAAGGTGTCTTTCTTCTCACTCAGTGTAAACGTATCCAGATCGAAAAGCAACTCCCCTGCCTTACCTTCTAGGCCACAAGGTCTGTTCTTCTGGACAGTGATCTTGGTTGTATTGCGGTCGATCAGGTCGGCTGCTTCCTTGTCACGCTCTAGGTTGATGATGACAGAGGCTCGTTGCCCAATCATCTTGCAGTATTTAGGATCACCATTCTCATTGGTATGAGCGATAGTGACGATACCGATTGCCAGATCAGCAGCCAACTTGGACAACCTCACAGACAGATCGGCTAAGACTGCTTCTTTCTGCTTATCGTCTGACACCGTGATGACATCTTGGATAGGCTCGAAGAAGACGTATTTGCACCCATAGACCTGAGATAGCACCCTGATCTGATTTACCAGTTCTTCTGCACCATCTTCTTCTCTAAGGTGGAACTGCATGTAACCCGATTGGGTGATCTTCTCGATAGCATTTTCCACCTCAGGGGTCTTGTTCTTCTCTTGGATCAGGTCTTTGCGTGTAACGTTATCTTGTAACACATAGGATACGATGCCAAGAAGGCTTCTGAGTTTGGTCTCCTCAAGGTGCCACACAGCGAAGGGCACATCAGGGTGATTGGCTACAAGATTGTGTTCAAGGTAGCGCATGAACTCTGACTTACCGATCCCTGTAGGTGCCTTGATGACAGTGAAGTGTCCTTGCATCAGACCGAGTATCTTGTCGTCTAGAGCCTCGATGCCCGTAGGCACATAGGCATGGTCAGGAGTGTCTCTCAGAAGCCCTAGGAAGTCCTCTGAGGTGGCATAGATGTTGTCCGGGGTGAACAGCTTGGAAGACCACCATGCCGCCACATACTCCCTCTGCTTGCCTGCCATGAGGAAGTCATTGGCGTCCTTGTAGTCACCATGCGGAACACGATAGACCTTACCGGGGAACAGATTGAGCAGGGCGATAGCGAAGTTCTCTGCCTTGTCATCCGTGTCGATGGATAGGTAAATCTTGTCGAAGGAGCCTAGCCAGTCTTTGCAGTTCTCCAACAATTTCCTCGAAGGGGTGGCAGAGGGCAGAGATACAACAGGATACTTGGACCCGTGCATCTGGAATGCCGCCATAGCATCTTCTTCACCTTCGGTGATCGTTACGGCTTGAGCAGAGCCAGCAGGAAACCTGTCCATACCGAAGAGAGTATCAGACCGGAAGCCAGCAGTCGTGCTAAAGGCTTTTGGAATATTACGATACTTGGCTGATCCGTTGGGGTATCTGTAGATGAGTGTTGCAAGGTCTCCATCGTTTAGAACTCCTGTGCAGTTGTAGAACTCTCTGGTCTTCTTGTTGATGCCTCGATAGCCGTCAGGTGTGAACTGCACCTTATTTTCCATCGAAGGGGTTTCATCAACAAGTCTCAGTGGGGGCTTATGATCCATCAATGGATACTCCTTCTTGGCCCAGTCATGGATGCTCATTCTCTTGTGGGGGTATGCTCGTCCACATGAATGACAGAACCCTATGCCCTTCTCTTCGTTGTAGGAGAAAGCATCAGAGGATAGACAGTCAGTGAATGGACAAGGCTTGTGTGTCAGTTCAACTGTCAGCGTCAACGTCCTGCCCCATCTTGATTGAAGGGTTCATTATCTTATCACGACGTTCTTGGTATTTCATGTGTTGGTAGATTTCATACCACGATACATGGCCCATCTGGACCATCCCTGTCTTCGTCATACCAACAAGCCAGATGCCTACTGTATCAGCCTCTAGTGTGATGTCATTGATACCGATCATGTCTTGTCTCCCTTCGCCTCTTCCACATCACAGCGCATTTCTTCGATGGCCTCACGGAATGCAGCTTCGTCGCCTCTGTCCCACTCTTCAAGCACAGTCTCAGCGCCAGCGATAAGCCACTCTAGTGCAGCCTCTAGTTCTTCGATGCGGGCTGCTGCTTCTGCACAGTATTCTCCTGCTTCATTCCAAGAGATATCAACAGAGCGCAGCCGCTTCACCAGATCGTCATTCATGTTTGTTTCCCTTTGCATCCTCTTCGTATACTTTATTCAACCATATATCGTAGTCTTTCTCTAACATATATTCCTTTATGACACGTTCAATAGATGACAACAGATAAGCATCTGGTTCAAGCACATCACTGCTATTGTCTACACGATCAGGCTTTCGCAGCATCTCGTGATAGTCAATTAAAGATGCAATTACAATGGCATCTTCATCGTCGCAGTTGGCAGCTATTTCTCTATAAGTCATTGAGTTAATCATGTCCCGTCTCCTTCCAGTTCATTCAGTATCACACAGGCATCATGCAAAGCAGGAGCAAGTGTGTGCCCCTGATGCATATATGGCCCCATATCACGGACGAAATTACGCACCTTTTGCAGGGCAGCTATTGCTTTAGATAGATCGGCATTAAGTGACGCAATACTATCTGCCGCAGTGTGGTGCATGTCAGGTTCATATGAAGCATGATCCCCGAGATAGCGCAGTTGCTTTACAAGATCGTCGACGTTCATGGCTTGTCTCCATCAATCTCGGCCAGCGTGGCGCGGGCGGTGCGCTGCATGTTAGACACATCGTGACCCTCATACCCACCGCTCCGCATTGGGCGAGGTTGTGAGTTTGCAATCCGCCGCAGCGCCTCCAACGCCTTCGCCAGCTTGGCTTCTGCGTCTAAAGCGCGTCCCTCCCAGTGAAACATATACTCTGTCAGGCTGTTGCTATGCGCTGCTATTTCGCACGGGCCTGAAGATAAGATGCGCTCAAGTTCCTCAATGCGGTCGACAAGATCGACATACAGCGCACCTGTGGCCATGCGGTCATCACGTTCAGCAAGTTGTTCCATCTTCACCAGATCGTCGTCGGTCATGTCTTGTCTCCCTTCAGTTCTGCGAGGGTCGTGCGGGCCTGCATGATCGACCGCCAGCAGCACCAGATGTCGTGTGATACGCCAGCGCCATGCCTGACAAGCGCGGCAAGCGGGTCTGTGT